TAAAAACCCACCAATTGTTGTAGCAACTCCAGTAAACATTCTTGGAACAGATGCTGGTAAGAATGTATCTGTTATCCTTAAAGAGCCAACAACTGCAAAAGTTGAGGGTACAGTAAAGTTCGGTGCAAACGGTAATCTGGCCATCGGCGTAAACCTGATCGCTATTGGCGTTGCAAGTTCGTAAGGAAGCCTAATGGCTGGCAAGAAAAAGCAAAGCATTGAGGCAGAGGGATACAACCAGTTGCCAGTAGTTCCTGCCAGTAAAAAGGTGTGGTTCTTAAATGGCGACCTTGTTCGTATTCACCACCTAAATAAATCTAATGGAATTATGTCTGTTTATAATATTATAAAAGGACAGATCGAAAGTTGTCTTATTAATGATTTTAAGAAGAATAGGGAACGTGCTTATACTGTCGGGCAAACAGCAGACCTCGTAAACAGGCATAAGAAGTACCTACCAGACCTCGTAAAAAGAGGGGTTATTCCAGGACCTACAGGTGCTCAAATCGGCGGAGAGACCGCCTGGCAGGTCAGGAGCTACTACTCCGAGTCGCAGGTCAGGGATATTCGTGATATACTGGCATCATATCATCACGGTAGGCCAAGGAACGACAAACTTATTACCAATGACATGACTCCTACAAGACAAGAGTTGACTCGTAGGATGGGAGATGGTATACTTACATATACAAGGACCGAGGATGGACGATTTATCCCCATCTGGTCTGAATCGATTTAATTGTTCTTGAAAGGAACAGGGTATGAATAACGAAGAAACAAAGGTAACCGTTGGGCTAGGCTATACGCTCAACCTGGGCAACTTCCAGTCACTACGCATTGACATATCAATCACTGATAACAAGCGTGATGGAGAAAACACCAACGAAGCATTTGATCGTGTGTACGGCTTTGTAGAAGCCAAGCTTGCAGATAAGGTCAAAGAAGCCACCGCTGAGATCGAAAGCAAATAATGGCAGAACGCAAAGACCGAATGGCTTTGCTTTCAAGATACTCTAAACTACATACTCAAAAGTTTGAGACAAAGCCATTACTAAATTTAAACGTAGAGCAGTGGGCAGCAGATGCCCTCATAGAATCTTACACTTTACCATATTGCTATGACCTGCTACAATATTACTTTGACGTTGCACAAAACCCAACGTGGAAATACTTTGCAAACTATGCTCACGATATAATCGATAAGCGTCAACAACTAGAACAAGACAACAAGGAGAGAGCCGAACGCCGTAGAAAGGCTAAGGAGTGGCTAAATGAATAATACAGAATCTAAACTAATTTCAGCGGTACTGCAGGATAAGCAAGTGCACGTGTTGCTACAAGCAAACGTAGAAAACATCCTGAGAACGCACAATGATATCTGGACGTTTATTCGCAACTACTCCGAGATGAACTCAACAGTTCCACCAGTATCTTTGGTTGTGGAAAAGTTCCGTGACTTTGTTCCAATGGATGGTGTTGGTGCAACCAAGTATCACCTAGAAGAACTACAAGCAGAGTTTCTAAACGATAGCCTCAAGGATGTTCTAAGGTCTACGGCTGCAGAGGTTCAGGCTGGGCAAGGCTCTAAAGCACTAGAAGATCTTATTCAAAAAACCTCAGAACTTAAAAAGAATACAGCAGTTATCCGTGACATTGATGCAACAGACCTTGATTCAGCAGTAGCATACTTTGAAAACCTTGCAAGACAACAAGCTCTCGGCTCAATTGGTATCAAGACTGGCTTGCCAGGATTTGACAACTACCTACCTGCTGGAATTACGCCAGGCCAACTTGGTGTGTTCCTAGCCTATCCAGGTATTGGTAAGTCTTGGTTTGCACTTTATATGGCGGTACAGGCATGGAAGCAGGGCAAGTCACCACTAATCATCTCTCTGGAAATGTCAGAGACAGAAGTTCGTAACCGTGTCTTTGCTATCATGGGGGAGGGTCTTTGGTCACACCGCAAACTATCTAATGGTCAAGTAGAGATTGACGACCTAAAGCGTTGGCACTCAAAGGAGCTTGCTGGTAAGCCAGAGTTCCACATCATCTCAAACGATTCAGGTGGGGAAGTAACGCCAAGCGTTATTAGGGGTAAGATTGATCAGTACAAGCCAGACCTAGTTGTTGTGGACTACCTACAGTTGATGTCTCCTAACCAGAAGTCTGACAACGAGACGGTACGAATGAAAAACCTATCTCGTGAACTAAAGCTTATGGCTATTAGCGAAGAGATGCCTATCATTGCCATCTCGTCTGCTACGCCAGATGACGTTACTAAACTAGACACAGTTCCTACGCTAGGCCAGACCGCATGGTCTCGCCAGATTGCCTACGATGCTGACTGGGTATTGGCACTAGGCCGTGCCACCAACTCAGACATCCTTGAGTGCGTATTCCGTAAGAACCGTAATGGCTTTATGGGTGAGTTCTTGGTCCAGGTAGACTTCGACAAGGGCTGGTACAAGTACAAGGACTATGAAGATAACTAGTTATAATGGTGTATGGCAAATTTACACCACAAGCCAATTAAAAGGTTTAGTCTAAATGGAAATATCCATGATGACTCTGCCATTGCAAGATTAAAAACAGAATATATAAGACTGGTAACAAGCGAGATGCGTCTCTCGGGATACGCACTCAGACTTGATATTGACCCAGACTTCACAATAAGATATAATGAAGAGCAAGAAATATTTGAATTTAGATTATCAATGTATGGAACATATGTAGGAAAAGAGAAGAGCAAATGGATAACAGGAATAGACGGAACACAGGTAATTCGTACACAGAAGAGCAAATCAAGCGAATCCTTGTCGGATCGGGAATCTCAATCGAATCAGAAGTAGACTCTGACTACATTATCTTTTGCCCATTTCACAACAACCACAGATCTCCAGCAGGAGAAATAGACAAGAGCAGTGGAATCTTTTTTTGCTTTTCTTGTCAGCATGTTTGTAATCTAGTAGAGTTTGTAATGCACACTTCAGCAAGAACCTACTTTGAGGCAACAAGGTTTATCAAATCCAAGGAAACCGAATCAGACCTAGAGCTGCAGATTCAGAAAAAACTTGAGGTCAAGCCAGAGTACTCTCAGTACGATCAAGTTCTAATCAAAAGACTAAACCAGCAAGCACTAGAGTCACCTCGTGCAATGCGTTACTATTCTGGCAGACTTATCACAGAAGACTCTGTAAAAAAGTTTGGCTTGGGCTTTTCAGAAAAACAAGACATGGTAACAATCCCAGTTCACTCCCCAGACGGAATGGAAGTTGGTTTTGTTGGTCGCTCTATTGAGGGCAAAGACTTTAAGAACACGCCTGGCTTGCCAAAGAGCAAAATACTTTTTAACTTACACCGTGTAAAAACATCCAACAGGGTCTACGTCGTTGAGTCGTCATTTGATGCCATCAGACTTGACCAGTGTGGATTTCCAGCGGTAGCAACATTGGGTGCAAATGTATCCAGTACACAAACAGACCTACTACAAAAATACTTCAATAACATTATAGTTATTGCAGACAATGATGAAGCAGGCGGAAATATGAAGAGCAAGATTGTGGAACGTCTTGGATCTCGTGTTTCTGTAGTAAAACTAGATAAGCAATACAAGGATATTGGCGACATGCCAGACGAGGCAATCAAGAATCTTGACGAATCGTTTGACAAGGCTATTGCCAGTATGCTACAATAATAAACCAACACATATAAGGAGATAAAATGAGTGTTATTAGAGGGCTAACAAATATCAATGCAATTATGGATAAGCCAAAAATGGAAAACACTGGTCAGAAGGTTCGCTGGGTAAAGCTAGCAGATGGTCAGTCAGCAAAGATTCGTTTCGTAGAAGAACTAGATGAAGATTCATCAAGCTATTCTGCAGATCGTGGTCTTTCGGTAGTTATTTCGGAGCACACCAACCCAAAGGATTACAAGCGTAAGGCTGCTTGTACTATGGAGACAGAGGGTCGCTGCTTCGGTTGTGAGATGTCTCGCAAGGAGCCAAAGGCAGGATGGCGTTCACGTCTTCGTTTCTACTGCAACGTTCTCGTTGAAGATGGAACAGAGGACCCATACATTGCCGTTTGGTCACAGGGTATCAGCAAGCAGTCTGCGTTCAACACAATTCGTGAGTATGCACTTGAGACTGGCAGCATTTCAAACATTGTTTGGAAGATCAAGCGTAATGGTCAGGGAACTGAAACCAACTACACGCTAATTCCAGCATCAGCACCAGACTCAGAACCATTCAACTGGGGTTCACACGAATTCTTTAACCTTGACAAGGTTGTTCGTGAAGTGCCATATGCAGAGCAGGAAGCTTTCTTCCTAGGCTTTGATGGCCCAACATCTGTTACATCAAGTAACATCGACTGGTAATTAATTTGAGGTGGGGGCGAAAGCCCCCACTTCTACATACTTCTAACATTAAGGATTAAACACATGAGTTATGCTGGCCTACACGTCCACACACACTACTCACTATTTGACGGAATTGCAACACCACAGGAATATGTGGACCGTGCCGTCTCGCTAGGAATGTCAGCGATTGCAATCACAGACCATGGTTCTCTATCTGGACACCGTGAGATGTACCGTGCTGCTAAGGCTGCAGGTATCAAGCCAATTCTAGGAATTGAAGGGTACATCACAAAGGATCGTCACGACCATGAAGATAAGAAAGAAAAGAACGACCTACTAGACCTAAACTACAACCACCTTATTATTCTTGCAAAGAATGCAAAGGGTCTAGAAAATCTAAATAAGCTTAACGAGTTGGCCTGGACAGAGGGTTTCTACAAGAAGCCACGTATGGACTGGGCTATTCTAGAACAATACAAAGAGGGTCTAATCATCACCTCTGGTTGCTTGTCTGGATTTCTTGCTAAGGCTATCGAAGCAGAGAACCTTGCGGTAGCAAAAGAACACTTGCAGTGGGCCAAGGCTACGTTTGGCGATAATTATTACATTGAGGTAATGCCTCACAATCCAAAGGAAGTAAATGAAACTATTCTCGCTCTTGCAGATGAATTCGGAATCAAGCCAATCGTTACTCCAGACTGTCACCACTCTGATCCGTCTCAGAAAGAAATCCAAGAACTCAAACTAATTCTTAACTCATACTCAAACAAGGTAGAAAAAGAATCTACCTATGAGGGTTCCAAGAAGTATGAGGGTCTAATGGACAAGCTGGACTACCTTTATGGTGCAGACCGTCAAATGTCTTTCAACAAGTTTGAGATTCACCTGCTTTCTGATGAAGAGATGCACAACGCCATGGGTGCTCAGGGTATTACACGACAAGACATGTACGATAACACGCTTGAGATTGTAGATAAGATTGAAGACTACGACATCCAGGATTATACAGACCTGTTGCCAGTACAGTACCAAAGACCAGACGAAGAACTAAAGATTCTGGCATTGGAAGGTCTTGCACAAAAAGGGTTGTCAGAAAACCAAGAATATCTAGACAGACTAGATGAAGAGCTTGGAATTATCAAGGCTAAGAACTTTGGTCCATACTTTCTTGTTGTCCGTAGCATGATTGCCTGGGCTAAAAAGGAAGGCATTATGGTTGGTCCAGGTCGTGGATCTTCTGCTGGTTCGCTGCTTTGCTACGCACTTGGCATTACAGACATTGATCCCATCCAGCACGGACTTCTATTCTTCCGCTTTATTAATCCAGAGCGTAACGACTTCCCAGATATCGATACTGATATTCAGGATAACCGCCGTGAAGAAGTAAAGGACTATCTGGTTCGCCAGTATCGTCACGTTGCATCTATCGCTACGTTCCTTGAGTTCAAGGGCAAGGGTATGGTTCGTGATATTGCACGTGTGCTAAACATTCCTCTGTCTGATGTTAACAAAGTTCTAAAGCTTGTTGACGACTGGGATGATTACTGCAACTCAAAGCAGACAGCAGAATTCCGTGCAAAGTATCCAGAGATTGAGTTGTATGGAGAACAGTTGCGAGGTCGTATTCGTGGCACTGGTATTCACGCTGCAGGTGTTGTCACATCTAAAGAACCTATCTTTAAGTACGCACCGCTAGAAACTCGCACAACGCCAGGTAGCAAAGATCGTATTCCAGTTGTGGCAGTAGACATGGAAGAGGCAGAGCGTATTGGTCTAATTAAGATTGATGCACTTGGTCTAAAGACTCTCTCGGTTATTCAGGACACTCTAAAGATTATTGAAGAGCGTTCTAGCGAAAAGATTGATCTGCACAAAATTAATATGGAAGACAAGAACATCTATGCCATGCTATCTGACGGATACACCAAAGGTGTCTTCCAGTGTGAAGCAACTCCATATACCAACCTACTAATCAAGATGGGTGTTAAGAACTTTGCAGAACTTGCAGCATCTAACGCTCTAGTTCGTCCAGGTGCTATGAACACCATTGGTAAGGACTATATTGCTCGTAAGCACGGTAAGCAGAATATCTCTTATCACCACCAAGTAATGAAGGCCTTTACCGCAGATACCTACGGATGCATTTTGTATCAGGAACAGGTTATGCAGGCTTGTACAGAGCTTGGCGGTATGACGATGGCAGAAGCTGACAAGGTTCGTAAGATCATTGGTAAGAAGAAAGATGCAAAAGAGTTCGACCAGTTTAAGGACAGGTTCGTAAAGGGTGCGTCAAACTTCCTACGCCCAGAAGTTGCAGAAGAACTATGGCACGACTTTGAGGCTCACGCAGGGTACTCGTTTAACAAGTCACACGCTGTAGCATACTCAACGCTATCATACTGGACAGCATGGTTGAAGTACTACTATCCAATTGAGTTTATGTATTCATTGCTCAAGAACGAGGGCGACAAGGATGCTCGTACCGAGTACCTGATTGAGGCAAAGCGTATGGGTATTCCAGTTCGTTTGCCACACGTAAACGACTCAGACATTGACTTCAAGATTGAGGGAAAGGGAATCCGCTTTGGACTATCTGCAATTAAATTCATTTCAGACAACATTGCTAGCAAGTATATTGCTGCTAGGCCTTTTGCTTCATATAAGGAACTTGAGGAGTTTACTTTTGGTAAAGGTAATGGTGTTAACTCTCGTGCTCTTCAGGCTCTTCGTCTTATTGGTGCTGCTACCTTTGAAGACAATCCACGAAATGACGAAGAGATTCGTGAGAACCTTTACGAGTATCTCAACCTACCAGAATTCAACGTATCAATCCCACAACACTACTACGCTTTTATAAATGACGTAGAAGAGTTTGAGGAAACAGGATCTTACGTTCTAATGGGAATGGTCAAGGCAATCAAACGTGGCAAGGGATGGAGTCGTGTAGAGATACTAGACAAGACTGGTAGCGTTGGCATCTTTGATGAAGAGCAGACCGCTATTGAGGCTGGTAGGACTTACCTAGTCCTTGCTAGCGACAACAGAATTGTCACCGCTATTCCTGCAGATGAAATCAAAGGCAATGAATCAGCACTTATTCGATTCCTAAACTATCGTCAACTTCCGTTTAAGGAAGAAGAGATGTTTGTCGTATCGTTTAAGCCACGTGTTACTAAAGCAGGGAAGAAGATGGCATCCCTGACACTAGCAGATGTCAACAGGGATCTGCACCCAGTAACAGTATTCCCTACGGCATTCTCAAAAGCTTATATGAAAATAGACGAGGGTAAAGTATACAAATTTTCTTTGGGTAAAACCAAAGACGGAACAACAATTATGGAGGATGTATTCGATGTTTAGTCAAACACTAGATAGCATGGCAAATGCCGTGCATGAAACAGCAGTAGAAAAAGGTTTCTGGACCATCATGGACGGTGCTACGCAGGAACAAAAAGATATCTTTATCACCAAGCAGTTGATGATGATTGTATCAGAGGCCGTTGAGGTCATGGAGGCAATTAGAAAGTCACGTGGTCCAGAAGATATCGCAGATGAAATGGCTGACATCATCATCCGCACAATAGACCTATACGCAGGTCTTCGTGAGCACGAGTATGTTAACGAAGATCTTCAGGTTGCCTTTAACAAAAAGACAAGCTATAACACCACACGACCAGAGCGTAATGGGGTGAAGTTTTAATGACAACTATGGAAGAAGCTCTAGCACTGCTAGACCCAAAGATTAGAAAAAGACTATCTAATGGAGTAGGATTTAAAACAGAGTTTCAGAAGACTCCCAGTTTTGGTTTGAATCGTGCACTGTTTGGTGGCTTGCCACTTGGTAGGCAGGTTCTTATCTGGGGTAGCAAGTCATCTGCAAAGTCGTCTCTATGCCTACAGATGATTGCTCAGGCACAAGAAGAGGGCAAGCTCTGTGCATGGATTGATGCCGAGATGTCATACTCAGAAGACTGGGCAAAGCAACTTGGGGTAGACACAGAGAACCTAATCGTATCTCAGGCTCGTACAATCAACGAGATGGTGGACGTAGGAACAGCATTGATGAATGCAGGAGTAGACATCATTGTTATTGACTCTATTACATCGCTACTACCTGCTATCTATTTTGAGAAGGGTACAGACGAACTCAAGGAACTAGAGAACACTAAGCAGATTGGTGCAGAGTCTAGAGACTTTAGCAACGCATGGAAGATGCTTAACTATGCTAACAACAAGGTAAAGCCAACCATGCTAGTGCTGATCAGCCAGTCTCGTAATAACATTAGTGCTATGTATACCAGCCAACAGCCATCAGGCGGTCAGGCTACAAAGTTCTACAGTTCAACAGTTATTAAACTATTCAGTTCTGAATCAGACAATCAGGCCATCAAGGGCAAGATTGCTGTCGGTGACAAACTCATTGAAGAAAAGGTTGGGCGTAAGGTTCGCTGGGAAGTTCAGTTCTCAAAGACATCGCCTGCATTCCAGTCTGGCGAATATGACTTCTACTTCAGAGGTCCGATCATTGGCATTGACAGCGTTGGAGACCTAGTTGACACCGCAGAAATGATGGGTATCGTAGAGCGTACAGGTGCTTGGTACATCCTTCCTGACGGCTCTAAGGTCCAGGGTAGAGAGGCATTCGTCAACCGTGTAAGAGAAGACCTTGATCTTCAGGATGCTATTAAGGCTAAAGTAAATGGCGAAGTATAACATCTATCAGGGAACATTCCTTTGCCACGTATGCAAGATTGAGGTAAAGACAATGCGTTTTTATCAGGCCACTAAAGAACTAACTTGGATGTGTCCAGAAAAGCACATGTCTTCAGTAAACCTAAACACTAAACGAAGCAAGAAAGATTATGAGCGAGAAGAGCGAGAGTAAGCGTATTGGTGCCAAACAGCACAAGAACTCAGGCAGGGGAACCCACAAGGGAGACGCTACCTGGGAGAACTTCACTGTTGACTTTAAGGAAGTTGGCAAGTCGTTTACTATCAATAAAGACGTATGGGCTAAGGCTGTTACGGATGCTATTCGAAACAATAATGATCCTGCTATCGTTGTGGTTATTGGCGACGGTAATTCAAAAACTAGATTGGCAGTGATCGAATTATCCCTACTTGAACAAATCCTGTCCGATGGTGTATAATAGATATAACAAAAGGATAAAACTTGGAACAGCAAAAAACAACACTAGAGATGGTCAATGGTCTATCAGAGATCTCTGACTACATGAATGACGAAGAGCTAACAGAAGCCCTTACGTTCATTGCAAAACTAATCATTAAACCAGATATCCCACTCAACGTAGCAACCGTGGAGATTGTCCGTCTACAGGCTATCGCAGCCAAGATGGCTTTCAAAGCAACATGGATGGTAAACGTTGACAAGGGAAATAGAGAGAAGAAAAACATTTACTTTACGGCACACGAGGCAATCAATGACCTTGTGTCTGCTCTAAAGTACATTGTTAGGTAAATACTATGGCTAAGAATTTTCTACAGGATGTAATGCTAAAGAAACTAGAACAAAAAGCTAGTTCACGCCCATCCTTTATCAACAAAGAAGCACTGATTGAAAAAATCAACTCTGGCTATACAGTCAACAGGGTTGCAAAGTTTACTACTAAAAAGACGTTTGCTCCATCGACTATTGCATATAGTCACGGAGAATGTCCTCGTTACTGGTACCTAGCATTTGAGGGTGCAGTCTTTGAAGATAACGCAGATGCTTATGGTGCTGCTAACATGACAGCAGGAACAAAGTCTCACGAGCGTATTCAGGAAGCCATGGGAAACGTTCCAGGTCTTCTTGCAGACTCAGAGTTTAAGGTTACGTATGACGATCCACCAATCTTTGGTTTTGGTGACGTAATGCTCAACTGGGAAGGTTCGGAATTGCTTGGCGAGATTAAGACAATGCCGAATGATGCCTTTGAGTATCGTAAAGCAGCAGGTAAGCCAAAGCTAGGCCACATGGTCCAGTTGCTTATCTACATGAAGATTCTTAACAAGAGCAAGGCAGTAATGATTTATGAAAACAAAAACAATCACGAACTGCTAGTCTTTCCTGTTGAGTTGAATCAATATATGTATGAGTGGGTAGAGAACACATTTGGATGGATGCGAGAGGTTCGCAAGGCATGGGAAGACAAAACCCTGCCAACCAAGAACTATCGTTCTAATTCGAAGATTTGCAAGACATGTCCGATTAGACAGGCATGTGACGCAGCAGGTTCTGGAGAGATAAAACTTAGATCTTTGGAGCCTTTAAATGAAGAACAAACACTGTGAGTGGTGTGACCACCAATTTCAAACTAAAATATCTTATCAGATATACTGCTCTGCAGAATGTAGGGACGCAGCAACTAAACAAAAAATTGCAGCACGGTATCAGGTAACTAGGAGAGCAAAAAGATATAACAAGCCTAGAAAATGCAGGTCTTGCGATACACAGCTTTCTATGTACAACGATGAAACATTATGTCAAAAATGCATAATTGACCCATCTGAAGTTACTAAAGCTCTAAGAGAAATTAAGAAATTAAAGGACACTAAATGATAGGAGTGGTTAAAGCAAATGCGAAACCCAAAAATATTCTTGCCATTGATGCTAGCACTAATAGCCTTGCTTTTGCTATCTTTTCTGATAAAACCTTAGTAAGATATGGAAAAATCAAGTTCGATGGAAACAATGCATACCAAAAACTCGGAGACGCTGCAGTCAAAACTTTGCCTTTCCTTAAACACTTTGAGATTGACGCAATTGTTATTGAGCACACTGTCTTCATCAACAGTCCAAAGACTGCTTCTGATCTTGCCTTGATTCAGGGTGCACTCTTGGGTGCTGCCAAGTTAGCAGGTATCAGAACGGCAGGCTCAATCAACCCTATCACCTGGCAAAGCTTTATTGGAAACAATAAACTTACAGCCAAAGAGAAGCAGGACCTGATGGCAGAGTTTCCAGGGAAGTCAAAGAACTGGTATCAGAACAAGTCTAGAGAGATCCGTAAGCAAAGAACAATTAAGTTTATCAATACTTACTATGATAAGAACATCCAAGATGATGACGTAGCAGATGCAGTTGGCATTGGTCACTACGCAATCAATAACTGGGGAAAGATTGACAAGTAAATGGCAAAACTGTATACTAGTGAAGTGTGGCTAAGAAAACGCTACCACCTGGATAAGAAAACTCCAGAAGAAATTGCAAAAGAATGTGGGGCAAGCGTGGAGACTATCTATGTTTATCTTGCTAAGTTTGGACTAAGAAAGTCAAAGCGATGAACAATATTTTTAAAACAATAAGAATTGAGAAGACAAGATAATGCGTCAAAGAAAAACTTCGATCCTTCCGCCAACCAAGTTTCACAAAGAGCCAACTGTAGTTGTAGACGGCTTTGAAATAGCCGAGGGTGATATAATTAAGATACAGGGAGAGCATGGGATTAAGTTCCGATTCTCAGCCTTTGTAACTAACACGGAAACTGGTGTACAATGGGTGGACTGCCTAGAGCTTGACCGTGGCGTTGCAGGAGGAATGCGTTCATTCTATCTTGAGCGTGTAAAGAGAGTGCCAGTTAAACGAAAGAGAGCAAAGCGTGTCGTTTGAAGATTTAACAATAGAACACCTTGACGAAGTAAACAAGGTTGTTGAAAAGTATCTAGCAGGAACTGAGCCTACTCAGATTTCTAAAGAATTAGCTATGCCACGACAAAAGGTTATTGCCTATATCAATGAGTGGCGAACCATGGCTGCAGACAATGCTGCTATCCGTGCTCGTGCTAAAGAAGCATTGGTTGGTGCAGACACTCACTACACCAAACTAATTAGTAAGGCATACGAAGTAATTGACGAAGCAACTACCGTTGCTAATCTTACTGCCAAAACTGCAGGTATCAAGCTGGTGATGGATCTTGAGAAGACTCGTATCGATATGCTACAAAAAGCAGGACTACTCGAAAACAAGGAACTTGCAGAAGAGATGATTGCCATTGAGAATCGTCAGGAGATTCTAGTTGCTATTCTAAAAGATATTGCAGCAGAACACCCAGAGGTACGAGACAAAATTATGCGTAGGCTATCAGAGGCATCTAAGGATAAAGAAGTGATCACCGTGGTGGTAAGCAACGATGTTTGATGATTTCTTAGAAGCACTTAAGTCTGACAACTTTGCAGAGCGTCCTGTGGATGCCAAGACATTTGTTGAAGGCGAAGCGTATCTAGGACAGCCACCACTATCGCAGGTGCAATACGACATCGTTGAGGCCATGTCACAAATCTACAAACTAGAAGACCTTGTTGAGCTGATGGGCGACACAGAAGGTCGTAGATACTATAACAAATACACTAAGAACGAAATCATTCTACAGCTTGGCAAGGGGTCTGGAAAAGACTTTACTTCTACCGTAGCCTGTGCATACATCGTATACAAACTACTTTGCCTAAAAGATCCTGCAAGATACTTTGGCAAGCCATCTGGCGATGCTATCGATATCATTAACGTTGCTATTAACGCACAGCAGGCCAAGAACGTTTTCTTTAAAGGCTTTAAAACCAAGATCGAAAAGTCGCCATGGTTTGCAGGAAAGTTCTACGCAAAGGCAGATAGCGTTGAGTTCGATCATGCAATCACAGTTTATTCTGGTCACTCTGAGCGTGAGTCTCACGAGGGTCTTAACCTTATTCTTGCGGTACTGGACGAGATTTCTGGATTTGCATCTGAAGTCAGCACTGGTAATGACCAAGGAAAGACTGCAGACAACATCTACAAAGCCTTCCGTGCTTCTGTGGACTCTCGTTTCCCAGACCTTGGCAAAGTGGCACTGCTATCTTTCCCTCGTTATCCAGGAGACTTTATCTCGCAAAGATACGATGCAGTTATTGCAGATAAGGAAGTTGTAACAAAGACACACAGGTTTGTTATGAACCCAGAACTGCCAGAAGACCAAGAAGGTAACTATCTAGACATTGAGTGGGATGAAGATACAGTTGTTTCTTACAAGTACCCAGGAATGTTTGCACTCAAAAGGCCTACGTGGGTTGTAAACCCCACTCGTAAGATCGATGATTTTAAACTTGCATTCTTTACCGACATGGGTGACGCAATGCAACGCTTTGCTTGCGTCCCAACATTCTCGTCTGACAGATTCTTTAAACAAGAAGATAAGATTCGGTCTGCTATGAGCATTCGTAATCCATTAGACACAAACAGACGATTCGAAGAGTCATTTAAGCCAGACCCAGACAAAGTTTATTTCGTACACGCTGACCTTGCACAGAAGCACGACAAATGTGCGGTAGCGATTGCCCACGTAGACAAGTGGGTAAACCTACAAATTCTAAAAGACTATAATCAGGTTGCACCTATTGTTGTGGTAGATGCTGTAGCTTGGTGGGAGCCAAAGACAGAGGGTCCAGTAAACCTTTCAGAGGTCAAGCAATGGATTCAAAATCTAAGAAGGCTAGGATTTAATATAGGTATGGTGTCATTTGACCGCTGGCAGTCATTCGATATCCAGAACGAACTGAAACAGGTGGGTATGAGAACTGACACTGTTTCGGTTGCAAAAAAGCACTATGAAGATATGGCAATGCTTGTTTATGAAGATCGCCTAATCATGCCAGCAATTGATCTTTTGTTTGAAGAACTAATTGAACTTAAGATTGTTAAGCAAAACAGAGTTGACCACCCTCGCAAATCTTCTAAGGACTTAGCGGATGCTGTGTGTGGTGCTATCTTTGGGGCAATATCCCACACACCAAAAGACCAAAATCTGGAGGTAGAGATTCACACATTTAGGGATAGGCCAAAGTCAAAGCTTGACACAGACAACGATAATGTGATAAAATATAAACCTATGCCAAAAGAGGTTAAAGAATACCTGGCTAGATTTGATCTAATCTAACTAATATAAGGAGAAATAAAATGACTTCATTCAAGAAGCCACTAATTGCTATTGTATCTGCAGTAGCACTTGCCACCACTTCGCTGTTGGCACTACCAGCAAATGCTGCAACCACAGCACTAACTGTTAACACGGTTGCAGTAGCTACTGCACCAACTACCGCTGCTAACGCAGTATCACTAGCAGTACCAGCAAACAATGTTGTGGACGCAACCAACACTTTGAAGATTGCCCTAACTAACGTTGGAGCAGGAACAACTGTTACCGCTACAGCAACTGATGCAGTATTGCTAACTTCGCTAACTGGTGCAACTTCTGCATCGGGTTCTGCCACTGCTAGCATCGCCACAGGAACTGGAACTACCGCAGACCTATTTGTATTCACAAAGACTACAAAGACTGGCTCTGTTGCAGTAACCGCTGATGGCGTTACAACAACCTACTTCGTAAAGGGAACCGCTGGTGCTCTTAACACAATCAAGGTTGACGCACCAACTGCTGCCCTAGGAACTACCGCAAAGGTATCTGTTACTGGAACTGACGTATTTGGTAACGCTGTATCGGGTTCTGTTGTTGCACTACAGGTTGTAAGTTCAACCGCAACTAGCACCTACTCAATTACTTCAGATGCAACTGGTGTAGCAACTAAGGAACTAACTGGCCTAGCAGTAGGCAAGTATGACCTAATTGCAACCGCTACTGTTGCAACTGCTGTAACTGGTCTGACCGCTCCGCTAGGATTCGTCCGTGGCGAGTTGAAGATCGTTGACCTTGCTGCTCTTGTAGCAGAGAAGGACGCACAGCTTGCCGTAGCACTCGGCAAGGTAACTGATGCAGAGGCAAAGTATGCTGCACTTGTAAAGCGTTTTAACGCTCTTGCAACTCAGTACAACAAGTTCGTAAAGAACAAAAAGGTTAAGTTGATTAAGTAACTCAACTATAGATTTAGGGGAGAATGAAATACTTCTCCCCTTTTTCTATGCCTGTTTCATAAAATAAAAAACTCTTTTTAAAATTTTATAGGAGAGTTTTGCTTTTTGCAAAACACTATGCTATAATAGACTACTATCCCACTTGAAAGGTCGGTTGATTATATGTCTGAGTTCTTCTCATTTAAACTCCCAGATGACTTTGTAGAAAAATACAAAGCACTGGAATCCCCATTTGGTTTCGTAGATGCAGGTGGAAACTCTCTAGGAGAGATCACCTTTGTCAGAACCTACTCTAGAATCAAAGAAGATGGTACCAAAGAACGTTGGTACGAAGTAGTAAAGCGTGTTATCGAAGGAATGTATTCTGTCCAGAAGAATCACGCCAAAGAGTCACGTTTGCCTTGGAATGACTACAAGGCACAGAAGTCTGCACAGGAAGCATTCGACAGAATGTTCAACCTAAAGTGGACACCACCAGGCCGTGGAATGTGGTCTTTCGGTACACCACTAACAATGGAGAAGAGAAACTCAGCAGCCCTACAGAACTGTGCAGTAGTATCTACTAAGGACTTGGACAAGAATGATCCAGGTGCATTGTTTGCTTGGGTTATGGATGCCCTAATGCTTGGCATTGGCGTTGGCTTTGACACACTAGGACAGGAAAAGAATTTCCAAATCTATGCTCCTACAGAGCCAGCAGTGTCTTTTCAAATCCCAGACGACCGTGAGGGATGGGTAGAGTCTACTCGTCTACTGATCAACTC